GATGGCAAAGCAGAACAATCTCTCTTTGCCGTCGATGACACCACCGGGCTTGAAATCAAATGCCGGCCCGATTATCTCACAGATAGCGGCTGGTTAATTGATCTCAAGACCACGCAGGATGCCTCGCTCGATGGGTTTCAGCGCACCATCGCCAATTTCCGGTACCACGTGCAGGCTGCTCACTATCTGCGCACCTACACGTTGGCCACAGGCAACAAGCCCAAAGGCTTTTTGTTCGTGGCAGTTGAAAAGACCTACCCATATGCGGTACAAGTCTTCAAATGCTCTGACGAGATGCTCGGCGCTGGGCTCATTGCCGTCCTGCGCAACCTCGAACAGCTCCATGAATCTTTTACCCTTTTCGACAAGGAGACAAAATGGCCGAGCTACAGCAACCAAATAATGGAAGTCAACCTGCCCCCGTGGGCACGGAGTTGAGCGTCTATGCACCATCTAACTTTGAACTAGCTCGACAGGCTGCCGAAAGCCTGGCCACATCCACGCTTGTACCTCAGCAATTCCGCAATGCTGCCAATGCACTGATCGCGATCGACATGGCTAACCGGCTGCGCTGTAGTCCACTAATGGTCATGCAGCAGCTGTATGTGGTACAAGGTAAGCCGAGTTGGTCTGCCCAATTCGTCATCGCAGCAATCAACGCTTGCGGTCGGTTCACACCGCTGCGGTTTGTGCTTGCGGGCCAGGGCATGGAGCGCCAGTGCCACGCCGAATCTACGGACCGTGCTACAGGTGAATCTCTCCAAGGTCCAGCCGTTTCGATGCAGATGGCCAAGGCCGAAGGTTGGCTCGATAAAGGCGGCTCCAAATGGAAAACGATGCCCGAGCTTATGCTCAGATATCGTGCAGGTACCTTCTTCGGTCGCTTATATGCACCTGATGTTTTAATGGGCCTGTACACTCAGGATGAAGCATTGGACATCGCAAATGTTCAAGACATCACTGAACCGTCTGTGAGCAATAGTGAGTCAGATGAATTTATCTGAAATCAGTAGATCTCAGCTCTTGACAGTGGATGAATTGACGCAACGATGGGTCAATTCGCTCTACCCAGTGTCTGCCATCACGCTTGCCCGGTGGCGGCGTGATAGTCGTGGCCCGAAATTCCTGAAGATCGGTGCTGCTGGCCGGATTTATTACTTGCTCGAATCCATTCTGGAATTCGAGCGCGACAACAACATCCTCCTGATCAATCAATCGACCGATGCAAACTCCTAACCTGTCTGCTGCGCTGTTCCGCAATGAGCGCAAAGAGACTTCAGCCCAGCCCGACTTCACCGGCCCAGGCAGCGTCACCCCAGATGCACTCAAGGCCTGGTACGAAGCAGCCGTCAGCAATGACGCCGTGTTTGATGAGCGCGGCAATATCAAGATCCGCGTTGCCGGTTGGAAAAAAGAGTCCTCTGGCGGCAAGGCCTATATCAGCTTGAGCGTGAGCCTTGATCTGCCGAAGCCTGCACCTGCAGCTCCTGCAGCAGCATCTGCACCTCTCTCTGGCGAGGATTTCTTCTAAGAATGGCTACCCACCCAACCGTTATTAGGCGGTGGGTTCAAGCGCAATTAGCGATCCGCAAAGATCGCGAATTTGACTCGGAGCGGGATCTGTTCCCGCTCTTCGAGGCTATCGGCAAGGCTTGGCTCTTCGATGCCGATGATATGCGCTTGATTCACCGAAAGCCCAACCTCAGGCCTCTCTGGAAAGAAAACATGAGTGCCGTTTTGCGCGATCTTGGCAAATCAGGTACCATTACCCCAATCAACAATCGAGGCGGATCACGCTATGTCATCAATTGAGATCATCCAGGATTGCCAGTGGGGATCCACCGGCAAGGGACTGCTAGCTGGGTACCTGGGCAAGCATCACGGGCCAGATGTGCTAGCTATGGCACCCAGCCCGAATGCCGGCCACACGTATGTAGACGAAAACGGCAAAGCCCTGATTCATCGCATGCTGCCACTGGGCATCACGTCGCCACGCGTCAAGACGATCGTTCTCGGCCCCGGCAGCCTGATCGATTTGGATGTCCTATGGGATGAGCTGCACTTTGCAAAAATCGATTCGGGGCGGCTCAGCAAGGACGTTGAGGTATTGGTGCACGAATCTGCGGCTGTGGTGATGAATCGGCACCGCGAAGCCGAGTCAGAAGGTGGCACAGCCCCAGGCTCTACTCGTAAAGGTGTTGGTGCTGCCCAAGCCGAAAGGATCCAACGGCGCCCGAATATCTACAACATCATCGGACTGATCACGCCAAACCACCCAGTGTTTGACCATATCAGGCTGGTCGGCACGCCAGAGCTGCAACGGATCTACTGCGAATCTGAGCGCATCCAGGTTGAGGGTTGTCAGGGCTATTCGCTGTCCATCTATCACGGGCAATACCCATATGTGACATGTAGAGACGTCACAGTGCACAGCCTTTTGGCGGACTGTGGCATGCCGTTGATGCGGCTGGCTGGCATGCAGGTGTATGGTACATTCCGCACGTATCCCATTCGCGTAGCTAACCGACCCGCCTCTGGAGAATGGAGCGGCCCAACGTACCCAGATTCGAGCGAAACCACCTTCGAGGCCCTTGGAATGCCTCAGGAGCTAACCACCGTCACCAAGCTGCCAAGGCGCATTTTCACCTTTAGCTACCAACAGGCAATCGAGGCGTGCGTTCAGAATCGCGTGAATCACGCATTTTTGAATTTCTGCCAGTATTGCCCCGAATGGCGAATGCTGCGCGATATCTGGCTCAAGCTCAACGAATGCACCAACGTGCAGTTTATGGGTTTTGGGCCACGCGTTACAGATGTGGTCCGCATTGGCGCACCACAGATCACTGAAAACCACATCAAGGAGATTTATGAGCGTACACGAGCTACAGCGTGAGATCGCAGAATGGATCGATCCGCTCAATCCAGACCGGACATCACTCAGCACTATTGCCAAGATACTTGAGGAGCTGGGTGAGCTGATCGCCAGTGAACGCATGAACGATCCACTTGAGCTGGCCGACGTTGCCATTCTCGTGCTCGATCTGTTCTATCTGCAGCAGGTCGATTTGTCTGAGGCTGTGCGAGCCAAATTGGCTATCAACAAATCTCGCAACTGGCAAATCGCAGACTCGGGGGCTATGCGCCATGCTTGAGCTTAAGACTGCGGCTGAATTCCTGCGTGCTAGTCATATATCGAGGTGGGGAATCGTCCAGACGGCACACCGCCAGACCATCGCAGAGCACATGTACCGTGTGTGGCTGTTGGTGCGATCCTGGGGGCCGGTTGCTGGGCTCAATCCATCCGAGCAGCGCGACGCCGAGCTATTGGCGCTAATGCACGATTTACCAGAGATCAGGACGGGCGATGCGCCAACTCCGCACAAGACACCTGCAGTCAAGGCATATTTAGCTGATCTGGAGGAGCAGATCTGTCCAGATCTTAGAGTGATCGAGGTTTTTGCTTCCAATCAAGCCAGCGATCTGCTGAAATTCTGCGATACTGCAGAAGCTGTTCTGTTCCTAAAGGTGAACGGGCTTGGCCAGCATGCCAGGGACGTTCAGGAGCTACTTGAACAGCAGATGCTGGCCCGGTTGGACCAGTCATCAATTAGCCCAGCAAATCAGCAGGCTCTCATCGAATCTTTTATCACCACCAAACATGACACCTGACCAGCAGTCTGAGATCCGTCGCCTCCACGATTTGGGCCGGAGCACGCAGTACATCTCTGCGTGCGTCGATGGCGTTTCTTGGCGAGAGGTTGAAGATTTGGTGGGCGCAGTTCCACACCCAGCGGATTGGATGTCACCTGCATTGCGCCAATGGTGGATGCAGCAGCCCTGGGTGTGGCGGCCAGACAATCAGGTGCCGACTGAAGCTCCCTGGGAACGGTTGGTCAAATGACGACAAATTTAGAGGCGACGCTGGACGAGCGCGGCAAACGGTATGGCCTTTTTACCGAGCACGCCGAAGCCGCTCAACAGCTCAAGAAAGTCATAGGCATCTATGTGCGGCGGCAACCAGTAGGGTTTCTGGCTGCAGACCAGCAGGAAGCCCTCGACATGATCTGTCATAAAATTGGCCGGATCGTAAACGGCGATCCAAACTACGCCGACAGCTGGCATGATATTGCCGGCTATGCCCAATTGATCACCAACCGACTTAATGAGACAGAATCATGATCCTGACTGATAACCAGATTGCCCGGCTGTGCCTAGCCGGTATGGTCAGCCCATATGAGCCCGCACTGATCAATCCGGCCAGCCTCGACGTGAGGCTCGGGCCAGATTTGCTCATTGAGTCGGCGGAATCTCGACA